TTTCGCCGTGTCGGCAATCAGATAAGCCAGGTCCACAAACACCGTGCTGTATTTCTTAGCGACGGTCGCCATGCGGTCGGTTGAAATGTCGTCATAAGAGCGAAGAGCGGCCCCAGAGTTTAACCCCTGGGGCTTCTGAGATGACGCTTGCATCATGGAGACGCCGCATTGTTGAAATCCGTACTGGATGAGTTTATCGCGCTCAGTGTACAGCTCTGGCGCGTTACAAGGAGCCGTTTCGTAACTTGGTTTGGTGCCGGCGTATTTTACAATCACGCCGATCTGGTTGTTGTGGTGAGAGCTAACCACCTTTGCATTGGCCTCTTGGAAGATACGAGGCACGCCCACAAGGGTAATAGCCTGGGCAATCGTGTAGAGGATTCTATTAAGAGTGAGCTGAGTGCCGAAAAGTTGGGTCGCGAGACCCTGGCCGAAAAACCCTAGGTAGGGATCGGAGTAATTGAAGAAAACGAATGGGAACTTTGTTTTGTGGAACTCTTCGTCAAGGATAATTCCATTGATTGTAGCAATCGTATGCCTTCCGGGTTTATAGCCTGGGGCTTTAGGGTCAGGTCCAGAGGGAAGCTTCCACCCTTCAACAACCATGATTTGATCGGCTGTTGTGTTCCCGGAATCAGGAGCGTTATCTGGATAACTTTGGGGCGTGCCCGCGATGACTTTTTCTGCTTTTTTGTCATTGTTGGCTATTAGTTTATCACGATTCATCAGGGCAATCTGAATCATCGACTGCGGATCACCGTTTATCGCGTCATTGGTATCAATGTAGAGGTCTGTGACCATGACGCGATCAACGCAAACCTTCTTATCGTCTCCCTCGTAAACCTTTAGAGCGCCCGTGCCCATGACGATACCGTCGCGGAGCATCTTCACGCCTTTTTCATAGGCCTTGGTCTGGTAGAACTCACCGAGAATGAATTGGTTGAGGCGCTGGGCCAGATGGCGCTGTTTATAATCCGCTCCATCGGTCAAAAACTTTGGTTCAGGCCGCTCCTGTCCTATGCGAGAAACCAGCGTATCCGTACAAGCTTGAATGAGGTTAAACGTGGGCCTGTCATCTGGAAGGGTGCGAGTCCTATCCATTTGAGAGACGTTGGAGCCAGCGTAGGAATAGACTGAAAGACCAGAGTACAGCCGCACATTCGCTGCAAGCTGGCGAACACGGTACGTCTGAGACTGCTTAAGGAAAGCAGCCGTTCCAGTCAATTCAGTAGCCACTTGCTCCGGCTTCTCCGCCAGCCACCACTCGCGCAATTCCCCCCTGCCCGACAGGTCGCCCTTGGGCTTTGTCTGCATGACAATCTTCTTTGTCTCTGCCTTGGGGGGCTTAATCTTCATTGCTGCTCAACTCGTTGGGCCAATGGATCGGGCTGCGTGCTCCAATAGGCCATATCCTCATCTGATGGCATGGAGATTTGCATACCGTCTTTAGGAGCTTCACCTGGAGCGGTGGGCATCTGACCGAAGTTTAGTTTCACATCGCCGAACTCAACGGCATCCACGCCGAACTCCCGGCAAACCTTGAGCAGCGCTCTTAGTTCTTTAGGATTAGGAAGCGTCACTCGAACACCATTTCCGCAGGGATATGAAATCCGTTGTCGTACACGAGGTGAAGCTGTGAATTTCCTTCATATGGAAGCTTGAAACAGGAATAGAAGTTCCCATCCTCATGCAGCCATAGATATTGGAAGGGCGCACCAGATCCCGTTGGCATTATTTCTTCTTCCGACTAGATAGGATCTTGGAAACTACGTCTTCATCCTCTTCAGCAACCGCCTCGTTGCCGATCTCATTACCCGCGCCCGAGTCGTCATCGGGCAGACCGCCGGTTAGAACCAATTCGTCATACTCAGCGGGAAGCTTGTCGGCTTCAGCCACGCCAACATCATTGGCGACCTGGCCGCCCTTGGAATAGCGGTTCTGGCAGATGCGTCCAACCATATCCAATGCCTTGCTGTCGAAGTCAGGCTCAGCCGATTCCGCCATGCCACCAGAGGACATGCGCTTCTTATTGTGCTTCATCGTTCCGTAAGCGGCTCCAAAGCTCATTTAGACCCCCGAAGAGATGGCAAGCGTTGCTTTTACGGTATTGAGAGACTCTAGATCGCCAGCGGTCTCGCTCGAGAGGGAGAAGGAAATCTCATCCCCTGCAGCTGCCAGGATATCCAGCTTGCCTCCCGTATTGCCGGCGGCAGTGGTGAGCAAGGTTGCTGGGCCCGTGCCGTTGATGATCTGAACGATAATCCCGGATTTGCCGCCGCTCTGAGCAATGCTCGGGGCCTGAATCTTCCAATCCAGGTTGTAAACACCGGCATCAATCGCGGTGAAAGTATAAGTGGAGCAACCCGTTGCCGCTGGTGCGCAGGTTTGATAGGGGCCTACAAGTTCTACGATTTGGTTGAATGCCATTTAGATACCCTTTTCGATGGTGCAAGTTGTTTTGACGTTGTTGAGATCGGCGTCACTGTCCGTTGAGCTCGTAATCACCACAGTGATTGCGTCTGCATCTGCAAAGAGAGCCGTGTATTTGAATTGAATAGCGCCTTGAGCAACACCAAGAGTGGGTGCCGTATATTGGTCAACGCCGCCCTTCTTGACCTTGATAACCACACCGCTGGGAGGCGCTTCGGTGGATTCCACGTGAACGGTGTACATGCCGGCACCGCCCGTGGGGATCGTGTATGCCCACGTTGGCTTTCCGCACAGGATGAACGGCTGGTTGAGAATAAGCGTATTAGCCAAGGTGCTCCCCTTCTTCGTGTGGTTCTGAGTCAGCTAATTGGAATGCTGCGCGTAAGGCAGCGGCGGCGGCTTTGAAGTCTTTTGCGGCAAGGGCTGCGCCTAGATCCTCGGCTGCGGCCTCGAGGGCGTCGTATTCAGCCTCTTCATCGTCTGGTTTACGCTTCTCCACACTTGCGGGAGCGGATACGGAGGCCTCTTGGTCGCGTTTTAGAAATGGAATCATCATGTGATTCCCGGATGCTGCTTAGATGAGTATTGTGCCGGAATAGAGAATCATATGCTGTATAAGCAGTTCCCAGATTTCCTCTTCATCTGTCATGAGATACCCCAAGGGTTTTCTGGGATTGTGGGCCAGCCACCAGATGATTCTTCCACCATCTTTTCTCTCTCTCGGGCCCAATCAATCGTGTTCTGCTGAAGATACCAGGCCTTGGAACCCACAGGATGTTTAGGAATAATAGGATCTGTAATAGCTGGGCGAGACATCATGGCGTAACGAATCATATCGTAGGGGTCATCCCCTGAGTTTGTGTCGCCTTCTGTTGCGTCTACCTTGAGCACGTCCTCCACGTCGTCAGGGTCGTGGATCATCCTTCCAAGGCAATCAAACGTTACTGGGCAGGTGTTGAATATGTATAGCCTGGGCTTGTTATTGGGCCTGCCCTGCCACGCTAGGTAGCTTCTTAGGTGCGCGGCTCCCGCTTTCCTATCCGTTACCGCGGGCTTCAATGGCAGTCCATGAGAGGCGAACTCTTCAGCGATTGTAGGGGGGTCTGGTTGGTCTGACTTGATTAGGTTGGTGCGTTTAGCCCAGCAGTCGTGCCCCGCGATTATCGGATAGAGCTGCTTTGAGTCCTCATGCTTGTTCAGCTCAAGAGCAAACTGATCCACACGAAGGCCAGCGCGGACCAACTCCCGGTATAGATAAGTATTTCCATCCTCGTCATTGGCGAACCAACCAAAAGCAGCCGGGTGATTGTAGCCGAAATCGTAACTGCCGAACCTATTCCAATGAGGAGGAATGGGGAATGGCTTGATAAAATGTACATCTCTGCTTATCTCCTGAAAGAACTGCCCAGCGAATATATCCCAGTCACCGTCTAGATAGGCTTTCCTTAATGCCTGGTTTGGGTTGGCCTCGAGCTTGTGGACGTAATCGGGATCATTCTCCATCAGTGCGTGGTTGTCGTAGACCTTTGCTTGAATAAAAGCGTAATCGTTCGGTCGTTCGTTGGCGTTAAATCTGCGCTCAACGAATAGCCGTTTAAGCCATCCATGCCCAATACCTCCAGGGTTTCCAGTGAGGAGAGTGCGAGCTTTAATGCCTGGCTTAGCCGTTCTATTAGAGCCATGAAGCTTGCGGAACAACGCCTCTTCCCACTGTCCGGCTTCTTCGATTCCGAGGTCATCGTATTCATCCCCCTGGTAGCGGTCTAAATCCTTGTCGTTCTCAGCGTAACGGAACTTCATAGTGCTGCCGTTGGGCAGGCTTAGCGTCTTTTTGGAGTCGTTGTAATAGGGCCTGAGCGTTGGGTGATCCCTGAACAGCGGCTCAATGTGGTTGGCTTCTAGCTCTGGATAAGTTTTACGAAAGATCCCGCAGCTTGTGCCTGGGTACTTAAACCTTCGGATTAGGAATACATCCCGCATCCCTCGAGACTTACCGCCGCCCTTGGCTCCTCCGTAGAACAGGATAGGGACTTGCTCCATCTGCTCTAGGAGCTGTCTTTGTTTAGGCTGGAGGGCGAAGCGGAGCTCGTTCATTTCTCCTCGACTTCCCAAACCTCCCAATCGGCCGCAAGAATGTCCTCCCTGCTAAACTCGTAAATCCAATCGAAAGGTGGATCAAAGTCGCCAAGCCAGCCGTATCCCCGGTTATCACTAAGCCGCGGCATATTGCTTTTTCTTCGGAATGGCTTGCCCGTCTTAACTGCCTCGAAAATGTTCATTTCTTTTCCATGGGGGCAATGAACGAGTGCAATAGGTCATACTGCTGCTGCCAAGAATTATCTAAGTCGGCATCAATAGCCACACGACATAGCTGGGCCATAATCTCTTCCAAGCGGTCTAGACGTTCGTTAATGCTCACTTCTTCCCAAACTCCTCAATAACAACGCGGAAGCCGGCAGACTCTGGATCAATATCCAACTCAAGCGCTTTACGCTTCGGGTACAGGTACTGAGAAACCTTCTCCCATGCGTTTACTCGCTTCTCTGGGTCTTCTAGTTCTTGGGCGGCGATAATCATCGCTTCAAACGGTTCAACCTTGTGCCTTGCACAGATAGCCATGAGGTCTGCCGTCTTTTTATTCGGCGTTCCCTTAGCTCTGCCACCTGCTTTAGCGTGTCCTTTGTGTGCTGCCATACTGTTTCCGACTACTATAGTTTTGCTGCGCCTCAATAAATTCCGTTTTGCTGCTTAACTTAGGCCCACTCCAAGGTTTGTCTGTTCCGCAGAAGTGACAATACAGAGTGTCAGCAATGAACATGAAGGGCGGTCCTCCATCAACGAAACGAACAACCCACTTGTGCCGCTTTCGTTTGCCTTTGCACTTCGCCATTCAAAATTTCCTCGGCCCCCGCGTACCATTCCCCGTAGGCACCATTGCCCTCCCTGTCTCTTTGTCTATCTCTGCTTTGGGCAAAGGCATGGCGCTGGGGATTACCTGTGGCGCAAACTGAGTATGAAGTGGATCGGGTGGCGGCATTCGCGAACTGACAACGGGAGCGCGGAGCGCGGGCTGTGGAATGATGTTGTTCTCCACCTCCCCAATTCTGTCTGTGATCAGCTTCTTAGTTCCCTTGGGGAGTTTGTGGTTAAGCAATAGATCCAGCAGGAATTGCAGTTCTGTTTTCATTTTCGCTCCGTACAATCGTATTCGTAGCTATTCCCAGGATATAAGGGGCCATCTTTAGAAAAGAAGTGTCCCCACTCAATTGGCTTCCCGTCAGCCCGAACGCAAACATGGTCGCGCACATTAAACGCTCCATTAGAGTAATCCGATGCCATGAACATGATTGGTTGCGGATCAGAGCATCCAGCAAGCAAAAGGAAAAGCAAGAGCGCTATCCTCATCTCCACATCCATTCAGGAAGGCGAGCTCTCACCCATTCGACTGCACGCCACATAAGATCGCCTTTAAGATCGTCTTTTGGGGTTTCATCCTTAGAGGGCGCGAACTCTGGGGCAACGGAATCAAATGGATTCGACTTGGTTAGCTTCTTGAGCTCCTCCACCGTGGGTTGGTAGGGCTTGCTGTAGGTCATGGCGTGTATACCGCTATCCCTCTTCTCCCCTGTTACGCTGGAGTCTTTGCTGCTTCCCAATTGGTTGCGGCCTGTCTTAGTTCGCATATGGGCGGAGATTTCATCGGGCTTGAGTGGGCGCATGGCCGTGAGCTCGTCGTGAGTCGTAGCATTTGGATTAGCCAGGTACTCCTGCGGGATGGGTCTAAGCAGGTGCTCGAGGTCATCCTCGGGTTTCCTGTCCTTCTGCGCGATAAGTGCTGCCTTGGTAGAGGGCTGCTGCATCTCAAAGATGAAAGCCTGCTTCTCTTCGTCAGACTTGAATACCGGAATTTCCTTAGGCGGCGGGTGTCCGGCCAGCATG